AATTCGTCGTTAGTAGCCATTTAAGGAGTATTTTATTATAAATATTAAAAAAAGCAGCTATTTGTAGCTGCTCTTTCCTTTATAATTTTTTTCTGTTTTTTTAAACTCTGGAACATTAACTTTTCCTTCAGAATCTACTAAAGATGTTTTTTTACCATCTTTTGCATCTTTTATTGATTTTTGTTCTTGATCGTAATATTCTTTTATTTGTATAAAAGTAAATTTACGAAGCCAAAGGGGCATGTTATAAACTGATGCATAATCATATCCACCTTTTCCATGAAAGAGTATTTCATGAATTTGTTTAAAAACACTTACTCTAATTTGAGGCGCCGTCTCCGAAGTCAGGCCAAAAAAAGCTAAGTCCTATAGGGACTGCTACCTCCTCTCCGCTATCTAGGATTACATTAAGATCCACATCTGGTTGTGTTTGTCTTAAATGATCTCTAAATGCTCTAGCATCTCGTGCTAGAAAATAATTGTCAACAAATTCTCTGATTGTTTTTGAATCAGTTTCTCCGTTAACAGAAGTTAATGTATATTTTAATCTTGTGGATGCTTCAGGAGAAGCATTTCTATTTATCTTTTTTAACCCTTTTAATTCTCTTTCAATTTTCTTTTCATCATGACCATCTAAAAGTTTATATGTAATTGGAGTATTACTATGAGGTAATGTAAAACCAAATTCGTTTTTTCCATCTATCATATCAGAACCATCAAATGGTTTATTTTCTAATTCTGAAAGGTTAATTTCTTCTGTTTTATTATTAATTGATACTTTATAATCTGCTCCATATCCTAAAATTCTAGTAGCAATCATTACTGCATTTTTATCTCCTATAATTAAATCTTTTGAATTAATTTTAGAAACAATTACAGAATCTATTAATTTATCTAATACTGTACCATTTTCAATATATGCTTGGTTAGATAAAATATCTTCTTCCTTAGCAGTCATATATTTAATTTCTATTTTTCCACTAGAAAGGGGATTGTCTTTTGAGTATACTAAACCTTTTGAGGGTAATTCTACTTCTTCAGTTGGGAATTTAAATTCAGCCATAATCTTTATTTAATTAAAACGTTTTTATCGTTGATACATATGAATATAAAAAAAAGCTTGACCAAAGCCAAGCTATTTTTCAAAGTATATAAGGGGTAGTTGTATTAGAAATTTAATATACAATAATCTGGTTGTACAGCCATTGTAAGTTCTTGAGCTGCATTTTCTGTATCCCAATTAAAGTCTCCAAAATTAGCTGATGTAATTAAAGCTCCTTTAATTATCCATTCTGATACTATATCACCTACAGGTCCTAGTACGTTTACAGTTAAATCTTTTTTATAGAAATCACTATATCCATCTCTACCTGTTACTGATTCGTGGTGTAATCTTACCCATTCCATAACAGCTTGAGCACCTGAAGGAGTAATAGGATCGAATAATGTGAATTCAATTTCTCCCCAAGTTGTTTTACCTTTCACAAAACGTTGAACGTTAATATGGTTTAAAGGTACTGTTCCTTGAGTTAATGTTACAGCTCCTACACCTTTCATTATATAAGATGGAAACCCGTCTATATATAAGATGAACCTATTCTTTTGTTTTGGTTCAAAAGCTGTGAAAAATATTTCGTTTGGATCTAATACTGCCATTTTTATGTATGTTTTTTATCTATTATAAATATTTGATTCTCTTTTTTTTATGCTGGAAAAGTTGCTCCAGTTGGTAATACGTTAAAATCAAGTATAACAAATTCAGCTGTTCTAGTTGGTTGTATAAATATTTGACCAAGTAATTCATTTCTGTCAATAACATCTGGTGTGTTGTTACTATCATCCATTACTACTTTAAAAGCGTATAATCCTTGTCTTTGTTGTACTGATTCTAAATATGGGTTAACTTGTGTTAAGAAGTTATTTCTTGTTGCTATTGTATTTTGTTCAAATACTAAATTATCAGCTACTTGAGAAATATATCCCTTAAGTTGTATTAACAATCTTCTAACATTTATTCTATCTAAAGCACTTGCTCTTTTCTGTAATGTTTTCTGACCGAATACTACTACTCCTTGTTGTGGGAATGATGCTATTGGGTTTACATTAGCTTCATATAAAGTATCTCTTTGGCTTACTGTTAATTTTCTTTCAGCTCTAACTACTTGACCTAATCCTCCTCTAGTAATACCTGCTGGTGCAAACCATGGTTCACTTGAAGCATCTGTATAAGCCATTACTCCTGGTATCATTGTTGAAGCTGGTACCCATACTAATTCTCCTGTATTTGGATCAACTGTTTGTAGCCATGGCCAATATGTTGCTGAGTAACTATTATCGAATCCTGCTGATTGATCAGTTACGTCTGCAACTTGAGCATTATATTCTACTAAATCAATTATTGACATATTATCACCACGTGCAATAGAATTATTGACCATTGATGTAATTTCTGAAGCATGACCCGTAGATGCGTTTATTAAACCTGGAGCTGCAATGATATTATATTGGTATTCATCCTGATTAGATAGCAAGTTAATTACGTTAGAATAACATGGACCTGTCATACCTTGTGAATCAGTTCCATTAATGTCTTCATAGAAATTCATCGCACGGTCTGTAACTATATTTGAACCTACTGCGTCACCAAATGATCCTGATTGTACTGAAGGAAGTGATCCTGTAAATTCATTTTTTGGAGATCCTGTATTATCAAAATATTGTGGAGTTTTATAATTTACTTGTTTTACTCTTACATATCTTGATTTATTATTATATGATCCTGATTCTTGTACAAAATAATCTGTTCCATCTTGTGCTAATGAATAATCTATATCTCCAATTACTTTAGAAATATAATTTGAAGATTGTGGATCTAATGATAAATTATTATATTGTTCTAAAATGGTTTTCTGTGCTGTTCTATCATCACCTCTACGGATTATTAAACTAAATTGTCCTGAAGATGAGTTTACTTGTGGAATTTCCCATCTTATATTATATTGAGATCCAGATATCATTGCTCCACCAGAAATTTCAGTATCAGCACCTTCATCATTATTCATTAATTCTCCTTCTGAAAGAGTTTCTAGAATAAATGGAGAATTTGATTTTGCTGGATCATCAGCTACACCTAAAGCAGTCATCGCTGAACTTGTTGCTGGGCTAAAAGATCCAGTAACTACACGAGTTACTAACATTGATAAACCTCCATTTTGGAAGTAATTATTTACCGCAATTGAAGTTAAAAATGAGTAAGTGTTAGAACCACTCATTATAGTTGCATCGAATAAAGTTTTATATTCACTATAAGATGTAACTATAGTAGGAATATTTACGGGTCCTAATGCTGTTGGGCCAATAATTGCCGCACCAATAGATTGTGGTCCCGAAGTAACTTGGGATTGATCATTTTCTCTTGCTAGTACACCGGGAGATAATAAAGTTTCTGCCATTTCAATATGTTATTTTTATATTATTTTATTATAAATATTAAAATCCTTTTCAAAAAACTAATTTGTTTTAGTAAATTCTTCTTTTTCTAAATCAATATTTCCTTCTCCATATTTCTCTGTTAACTTATTTGCTAACTCATTTTCTTTTTTCTGTAGATCATCTAGTTGGTTTTTTAGGTTTTCTGTTTTCTTTTCTAAACCATACTTTGCAACATAAATTTGACCTAATGAATATGAAATTTGATTTCCTTTGTTTTGAATTTCTTTTAATTCTGCAACTTCTTCTTTTGACAACTTTTGGACTTCCATAATTTAATTATTTCGTTAATAAATATACATTTTTTTTTAAAAGATTAAAAAAGACATTATTTAGTTTTCATTTCTTCAAAACTTAATGTTTTAAAGTAATTAAAGTTTTTTAAATTGTCTATTGTTAATTTTTTAAATTCAGGGGTAATATCTGGGTTATTAAGTAATTCAACCCATAATTCTATAGCTTTATTTCTTTGTCCTGTATACCATATAGTAAATGCTTCTTGAACTAATAATCCTATTTTTCCTTTATACCCAATATCAGTTAGAGTTTTAATATTATTTTTAGAGAAATTTAGTCCTAAAGTAGCATACATTAAAGAATCTTTCCATTCTTCTTTATTACTATAAAGTACACTTAAAAAATAATAAGCCTCAGGACGTGTAGGTGAGTGAGTTATAGCTAATTTTAATTGTTGTTTTTCATACCATATTCTTCTTCCTTGATTATGTAAAGTAGACCAAGTTTTTAATAAACATTCATATTCCAAATCTTTATCATTAGTTAGTTCAGCACACCTTAAATAATAAGTATGAGCACTAGCAAATTGATTTAATTTTTCATATTCATATCCTAATAAATAATTTAATTTTGGGTTTTTTGGATCCAAAATATATTTATTTAAATGAAGTTGTATATTTTTTTCTTTACTCATTTTCAAATTCAGTTATATAATCTAAATCATCTAAAACAGATTTTGGCATTTTTAATATGTAAGCGGCATTATCAACAAATCCAAAACTAAGTAAAAGATTATCTCCCTGTTCTGCTAAACCACAACAAAATTCAATTTGCCCATCCATAAATTTAAATGCTTCTGAGATTTTTACATAATTCCAATCTTTATCCCAAAATATAAATCTATGGTTATAAGCAGCATCTTTCCAATTGTTATCATTATGCCACCAATAAGTTTCATGAACACAACAAACATAGTATTTTCCTAATGTAATTATTTGGGAACCACCTCTTAAATTCAAAGGAGAGTTTAATTTATTATTAGTAGTATTTTTAACTGTTATTTTTTCTTGTTTTTGTACTACTTGTTTACTTGGGATAATGCTTATAGTTCCCGTTTCTACCTCCCCTTTAGTTTTATTAGTATGATCTACTTTATAAACAGATGTTGGATTAGACCAATTCACAAAATGATAAGGTTTATCTAAAACCGGCATCCAATTTTTTTCTAAATGGGTAAATTCTGGAGGGTTTATTCTGTCTCTACTAACTTCTTTATATTGACCATCTATGTATTGGATTTCACATAGCTCCATTCTACCTTCACCATTAGGTTTTGTATCTCTTCTAACACCACAAATGTATAATTTGTTTTCCCACCTAAAAATTCTACCATCTTCTAGTCCTATAAATTCCCAAATAGGTTTTATATCATGTTTAGAAGTATTTATTAAACTATGATCTTTTACATATAAAGTTTTAGGATCTAATTTACAAAGATAATTACCAGTTATTAATTTACAATCATCTTCAGGATTTAAATAAGCTAAACAGCCCCACCCAGAATTAAATTTTTGATTTATAGTACTATGGTATAATGTATAATGTACGTGTCTTATATTACATAATATATCCCCATTATCATCAACAAAAATAGAGGCATTACATAACCCATTCCCATTGGTTAATTCAGAGGGAATTAATAAAGGAGATAATTTTCCTCCTTTTTTTATTGAAAGTTGAGCTAAATTTTTTAACATATTATCTATAATGAGATCCTCCTACCCATAATACAAATGATTTTCTAACACCTTTTGTTACTGGGGTTACTCTGTGCATCATATATGAAGGAAAAATAAAAACTGAACCTGCTCCTCTATAAGCAGTAGTTACATTATTACCCCCACCCCACATTTCTAAATCTCCACCTTCATATTTGTCAGGTTCAGATAATTGAACTGTAATAGAAATTTTTCTTTTAGATAACATGCCTGGTCCTATATCTTGATGCCAGGTGTAATGACCATTTTCTGTAGCATAATATTCCGTAAATTGAATTTGCTCTGGGATATGGTGGAGATCGAAGTTCCATAATGTTTCATTCGCTATTGTAATATATTCTGATAGTTTTTTATATAACCATAACCATTCTGTATCTTGGGGAATCCATCTAACTTTAGAAGACCTAATATCATCTTTATTATCTCCACCCGCAGTGCTTGCTTTATTAAGTGATAATTTCTTTATTCCTTTATCTATTTTTTTAAGTTCTGGTTTAGAAAATCCTTCACTATAATAATAATAGTTTTGAGCATCATTTTCTTTTTGGTTAAAATTATAACTGTTAAACATATCTATTTATTAAGGGAATTAATTATTTTTTTACTATCAAATACATCTTTTAAACTATTGTAAGGTGCTTTATGCATTTTTTCATAAAAGTCAAAATTGTTATATACTGAATCTTGATAATCTGGTGGTTTTGTAAATGGGTTTGATAAAATATTATCATGTATTTCATACCCAAAAACTTCAGGTTTAGTTATACCCCAACATACGGTAGCTGGGATAGATAAAGCTGCACATAAATGTTGAGCAAATGAATCTATTAATAGTCTTTTATCAGCCATTAATAATAACCCTGCTACAGATCTAAAACTATCAGTCATAGGAATAGTATTTGGGTATGTTGCTTGGTTGGGGTTTTTAATATGAACTATAGTATGAGTTGATTTAAATTCATCAATTATATCTAACACATTATCATATGGAATATCTCTAGGCCATGAATATTGGGAATTTTGTTCAGGTGAACCTCCATTACTATGTAAAGCAAGTATAGGAAGAGTTGAAGAATTAAATGAAGCTTCATAAAATTCTAATTCACTATTACTAAGATAAATTTCGGGTATATTTCTACTATATTCCAAATTATATAATTCAAACCATGTTTTTATTATATGATTTTCTTGTTCAAAATGGGAGGAATGTTCATAAGGATCTTGTATAAAAATTTTATGTTCTTGATTATGAATGTACTTAGAATAAATCCCTTTAATTTGACTAAAATTATAAGTTTTATAAACATGAGGATTATTATAAAAAACATCAGAATACGCACTAACTACAATGATTTTAGAAGAAGGGTATCTTTTTTTAAATCCCCCTAATACTGCGGTAGATGCTATTACTTTTCCTAATCCTCCTTTAACTTGAAATATTATATTCATACTTGTATATTAAAATTTATTACTGCTCTATGTTTTTTACCATAAAATGGTTCTACTGAATGTATAATATCATGTGGCCAAATTAATAGCATTCCTGCTTTTGGTCTAATAAAATGTTTTTCTCCTCTAATATGGAAAGCAAATACACCACTATAAGGATGGTCTTTAATAGGTTCACCATCACTTAAATAATAACCACCTGAGTACATATTTGGTTTTTCTTCACTAAAATGCCATCTATTATGGTTATGAGCATTATGTCCTCTACCTTCAGTTGGTTCATAATATTGTAACCAACTTTCGGTTATTATTGGTTCTTTTGTTGTTGATATTAATTCTTTAAAACTATTTTTAATTCTCCTGTTAATAACATCTATATCTGAATTTTCTGCTTCTAAAAAATCATTAGGTTTAACATAAAATCTACTTCCAATAGGCTGTAATTCATGTTTTTCTACCCATTCATCTTGTCTATCATAATTTACTTCATAATTAGATTGTCTTTCATTATCATATTGTTTAGGTAATTCTTGACCCATTCTTCTTTGTTCTGCATCTAATATACTTAAACCAAAATTATAAGCTCTATTAGTTATAATATCGTTTTCATATACTCTTTTATAAACTGGTATAGGGGCTAAATTAAATATGTTTTTTTTATCCGTTGGATGAAATATCATAATTTTTTAGTGTTGTAATATTTGAATTACTACCTGGTGTCTGGGTAAAATACGAATTATCTAGTTGGTCCTCACGTAATTTTCCTTTTCCTTTTATGTTATGAAATTTCCAATCTAACCCTCTATCTAATTTAACTTTATTAATATAATCAATTAATATTTTAGCACCTGAAGGCCATATTATATAAGCTAATATTGAGGGTTCATTAGGCATTAACCAAAATACATCTAGGTCTTTTTTTATAATATCTTCAAACTTAAAGTCTATTGGTTTTATTATTTCGGTATCATCTTCAAATATAATAAATGGAATATTTCCTTCAGAACATTCATCTATTAAATTTAAATGCATATAATTAGCACATACTAAAGAAGGAATATGAATATTATATTTTTTATATTCATTCCCTTTAATAAAATCCTTATCAAATTTATTTAATTTGTATTTTTGTCCATCTAAGGCATCAACAAATTCAAATTTATAATTTTTAAATTGTTGGTAAAACTTTAATCTTCTGTCTTGCCTTCTTAAAAGGGATATTACTTTTATCTTATATGTGCTCAAAATATATATTCATTTTTAAATTATTTTTAATATAATTATTAAATTTATTTTGTATTTTCCCTATTCTAGTATTGTCCTTAGTTACTTCCTCTGAAACTCCGAATAAAAATGTAGGATGGTATTCTTTAATATATTCATCTAAACTACAGTTTGCATAAACAAACATAGCATGTTCTTCAACACACCCCTCCATATTATTATCAATTCCTATTTTAATTAATTTTTCACCTAAAGTTATATCTCTACTGTAAACAAAACCAAAATTAGGACTAATTAAACCTTCTTCCCATTCCCAGTGCCATTTTAAAAAACCTCGAGTAATTATATCTAAATGTTTTTCTAAATGAGCATGTTCCTTAGGATCCTGAAACCATGGATGATCTTTAGGAATTACTTCATATAAAGCATTATAACAGTCTTTATGTTGAGCATATAAAGGAACTTGTATTGGTTTTTTTCTTAATTCATTTAAAAAACTATCATTTAAGGGTCTTAAAATATAACAATCCCAATCTAATAAAATTACTTCACCAAATTCTTTTAATGCTAAATCTAAGGCAATTACTTTTCTTTCATAAATTAATTCTAATAAATCATAAGCATAAGGGGATGTTTCTTCTTCAACATATCTTGTTTTATAACCTCTTTCTTTTAAAATACTTTCATTTTCTTTTCCCCAAACATATACTATTTCATTTTTAGGATATAATGGAAATTTAGGAATTTCATCTAAAGTATTTTTTCTATGTCCCCAAAGAAATCTAATTATTTTTATATCCATCCCAATATTTTTTAAATATTTTATTTTCTACATATTTACCATATCCTAAATTTATAATTTTATTAAACCATTTTTGAGTATTTAAATTTTGGGTATTAATTTTATCTAACCAAACATGTTCAAATTCAACTTCTTTATTTAAATTAGGATTTTCAGGTAAATACCATTTTTCAGCTTTACCTTTATATCTAGTAGCTTTATCTATTGTGTTGTGATGTGATAATGATATTCTTTGGGTTAGTGTATTTACATTATAATCATTTTCTCTAATG